GTTCCATAGGAATGGAGGACAACAGCATTATACAAGACACCCTGGTATGTTTTAGACTGTTGTTATTAATAGGAGATGCCTTGCTACGGGCCACGATTATACACAAGTCCGAATGATGTCAGTGGATGTATTATTCCGATTCCATCCACCTTTGATAACGTAACAATTGTTCCAGGATTTTACCTGCCCCTTTCTGCCAGTCCTTTGGGCGATTTCTTTACGATTCAGGGTATTTATGGCCAACGATTTGGGCGTTATAGGGCGGCCTTCAATCAACTTCTAGCCTATCAAGTTCAATATTCAGATCCACAGATTTCAACAGATCCGTTTGATAATGTAACAAATTTCAATTCAGTCACCATGCTCAATTTTCAGACCCAGTTCAAATATCAGCAACAACTGACCCTGTTCCGAAAAGTCTATGACTACAACTATGCGGCCTATTACACCATGGCGAATCGGAATCCAAATGGCAATCCGATTTATTATCGGTTTATTAGTGCTTCGGAACTCTCTGAATTCCGAGAAGCAAATGCGCTCGTGAATAAACTGTATAATGTAAATGAGACATACCCTTTACAGTGTATTTTCTTTCTGCCCTTCCCACCCTTCTGTAATGACACGGGGTAAGAGTGTTGGTCATGGTGTTGCTTCAGGTGTTGCCAAGCAACACCATGACCAACACCTGAAGCAACCATTATCAGTGGAGTGTAAACAAATACAGGAGTTGATGAAGAGAGCCCATCATCTCATCGCGCAGATTAATCAAGTCCGTATCCGTCTCCTTGTTCAGATGCTTGACCAAGGGACCCTTCATATAGGTGATGGCTGCCCGGACGAGTTTGGTAACACCCGCTTCACTCAGATTTGTTAAACGAATGATAGCATCCGTGCCAGCCAACTTGGGTCTTCCGTATTTCCCCATATAGACTTCCACATACATATCAATCAATTCATCCAGTTTATCCACGACAGAATCGGTGGCAATATGACGGGCATAGATCCGGGTTTGCCAATGATACAGTTTAATCTGATTGCGTAGATTTAGAAGGAAGTGAACATCCTTAGACGACATCTTCTACTAGACCGAATTTTTTATGTTCTTTTAGAACATAAAAAATTTGATGTTTTTCTGAAAGAAAAAAGTGGCCAACCAATTACCCATGTGCGACAACTGTAAACATCCACCCCTCTCCTTTCGGGGCGACAAGCATGAACCTATCGCCTGTCCCTTCAAGACAAGTCAGTATTGTTCCTGGTGTGCCATCTACGGACATACACGTAGCACCTGTCCTGCGCCTCCAAGCAAATTCTACACCGAACCCTGTTATGTAGAACAACTACTTCCTGTGACAACGCTCAAACAGTACAACATCATTAGCAAGACCTTGCTGCCAACCGTAACTCCTCCAGAGGCAACAGAGGCAATAACACGGTTCCTAGAGATTACCAATAATGACAAGATTATCAAGGCCTTCTTGGTCTCTCGCGGTCTCATTGGGCCCAGAACAGAGAATTCCACCGTCTTGAGAACGGCCCTGATGAATTATGCGAAATCGGAGAACAAACGGCTTATCTTCCTATAGATGTGGGCAAGAGTTTTTAATAGGATTATAGTAGGATGCGACGAGGAACGAGGCGACAGAGAAAACAGCGAAAACAGAAAAAACAAAGAAGTCGTAAGAATCGTCGTAGCAACAAACTTAGAGGAGGCAACCTTGGAATCCCCACCATCCTCACCTTAGAAGGGACTCCTCTTTCCTCTAATGCGGTAGTAGCCCATCCTACATATACCGAATCTCTCCAGAGTTATTTGGCGAATCAACGGCGACGTGGTAGCACAGGATACGATGATGGAGACTAGGTGTGCCAAAGAACCCACTTTTTTCACGAACGTAGAATGAGATGTCCTATCCTAGCATAAATGCCTCTGTAAATGAGATGGATGATGCGGATATGATAGACTTAGATGCCCAGTTTTTAGTAGGATCCCATCATTCCTCGTATACGACAACGGTCCAGAACATTCTGAATCGCCAGAATAGTGAAATTAAAGCCAATACAGAACCCGTCTTACAGCCCCTGTATCAGGTCAGCCGAAAGCGCCTCCGAGAACTTATTCAGCGTCACAACAATGAACTGTTCAAGTTCCTAGAACGTCCGGACAGAACACCAAACTCCCTCGGCATCGCCGAAACCCTCTTTCGCAAGTTTGGCCAAGAACCCCCGACCGTAGCAAGAACAGTTCCTCCCATTTCCCGAGAACTGTTCCTGGATACCAGCATGAATGTAGTTGTCACAGAACTGGATACGACAATGGCGAAAGACACCAATATTCCAGGAACCCTTCAGACTCTCACGACCCATATGAAATGGGCCTTTAACCAATATAAGATGGCGGGAGAGGAGGTCATGCGTCTAGAAGCCTTGCTCAATCAGAAGACGGAGATTCTGGACAAACACCACAGCCGCCTGAATGCCATGATGACACTCAAGAACAATGAGGCCTTGCCTGCTCTCTTAGATGCCTTCTATGGGTATTCCACCGAAATCTTCAAGGAGGCCCACTTTGAAACCACCTATAAGGAACTGGCGGAGGCCTATAAGAAGTGGAATGTTCTGAGGGAACTCATCACCTTTCAGAATTTGACCAGTCCCGAAACGAAGGAGCCGATGTGTGCCATTTGTTTGGCCGATTCCATTACCCATACTGTGGTTCCCTGTGGCCATACCTTCTGTACCTCGTGTGTCAGACGGATGAATGTGAGTTGCTATCTGTGTCGGGGAACTATAAGAGAACGAGTGAAATTGTTTTTTACGTAATTCTATAACAATGTTACATCATTTTGAGGATATATCTATACTCAAAATGATTATTCCCCCTTTGTAGCAGCCGAGAGGACGTACCAGGGTTGCCATCCGAACCCTTACTAATCACATTTTTAACCTGTGAAAAGATCCTTTATTCTTGGATTTTATCGCTAGTTGCTTGCTGTATCTTGCTAACATGCTATTTACAGGCCTCGCATGGCCTGCTTATACTTGCTTGTCCATTGTTCCTTGTTCCTCGTTAAGCGTTGCTCGTTGAAGAAATATGCGCTTTTATCATACGATAAAAATGCGATTTTACTTGGATGGCTTGGGTACATTCGCTACAAAGGGGGGGACATCTGATGCCGGCCTTTGGCCGGCATCACCCTCCCCCGATGGATGTGGCTTAGCCACATCCTAACCCTTTCCTGGGAGAGATATATGTGTTTGGCCAAGAGACGACCAAAATTACCCTATTTGGGAGAGTTTACTATAGTTATTTAATTTTTATAGGGTAATTGTGGTCTTTCCATTTGACTCGCTCAACACCCAATCTACCTTGGTCTCAAAGTCCTCAATGGCCTTATTGAGCGCAGCAATCTCCTTTGCCAAGTTCAACGGATCTACAATCTCTGCCTTGTTCTGGGCCAAGAAGGTCTCCGACAATTGGGTAATAACCTCCACATTGGTCTTGGATTCCTTTCCCAGTTCCGTCTGAATCAGGCGTTCTACTCGGGTATTCTCTGAGGCGACATGACGCTCATATTCCATCTTGGTCATCTCAAACTGATGCTTCATCGTCTTCAGCATCTCCTTCTCCATCTCAATCGTCTTCTTCCTCTCCACCGCATCTGCCACTGTATAACTAATATTTGCGATACTAACCATCGTCGTAGCATTGCTTAGCACTATCGCCGCCTTTATAGCATTGTATCTTGCCAACAGATCCTTATACGACTGATAGGAAGCAGAGGCTTCCACAGAAAACTTGGCAACGTCCAACAAGTCTCGCTTCTTCTTTACAACCGTAAAGACAGAATCCTTTGTGGCATTCTGGACCCGCTTTCTCAACAACTTGAGTTCGGCCAAGGCCTGAGAGACAGAAATCTTTGCTTCGCCTGACATCCTTGAACACACATATACAATGGTGTTTAGGCTGCCAGCCTAACAACCTCCCAATATTCTATCTAAATGACAGTCAAAATCTGCCCCATCACCCAAGAACCCATCAAAGACCCCGTATGCGCCCCCGACTTCTATACCTATGAACGGTCTGCCCTGGAACAATGGCTCCGCACCAATCCCACCAGTCCCATGACGAGACAGCCGATGCGCTTAGAGGACTTAAAGAAAAAGGTGGTTCAGGAGGATCCGATTCCGTGTGAAGACGACTTTACAACTCCCCTCTTAGCCCCTCCTATCATCATTACAACGACCACTGTAAATACGGTGACAGGACAAGTACAAAGGCATAGACAGGCGCAACAACAAAAAATGATCTTGTTAGTCTGCCCTGTTGTCATTGGGGTTATTATCTTAATCTTTTTAATTCGTACGATCTCTTAGTGATTATCTGATTTCTACTATGAAATCATTGGGCCGCAAGAACAACTGACGAAGCACCTCTTCTCGCTCCTTATCAATGTCGCAGACTTCCATGACACGTTTGAATAATCGTTCCGCATAATCATACCAAAGGTCATAGAGGACCTGTTCGGCTAGTTCATCATATAGAACGGGCATACTGTTCCATATTGGTTACTGAAAATATCAAATTTTATATGACCAACATAAAATTTGATATAACTTAAACCATCCTTATGTATTATAAGGAACACCATGAGCACCACTAACACCACCATCGTACCAGCCCCTATTACTACAGCAGCAAACCAGAACCAAATCATTCTCCCCCAAGAGAATGACATGGCCACCCTGTCTGCCTCAATCGTAGAATGGCGTCGCATCAGTGATGAGTGTGCGACCTTCAAGGAGCAGTTGAAGGAGCGTGGTAAGAAGATCAAGGTGCTTCAGGAAGTGATTGTCCGTATTATGAAGAATCACAATGTGGCCGCACTGGACTTGAAGAACACGGGAGGCCGTGTTATAACGAAGCAGCGTAAGAGTCAATCGGGGTTGACTCCTAAGACGCTTCAGCAGACTTTGGCCACCTATTTGAAATCGGAGGAGGAGGCCAAGAAGGCTCTGGAATACATTCAGAGTCAGAGGCAAACTTCAACGAGGGATGCGCTTCTTTATGAGAAGCCTTAATAGAAATGTTCCAAGCCGCCGCCGCCGCCATCATTGATGGTTTCACCGATTTGTCCGGTTCGGATTCCAAGCGCAAGCAGATGTATTTGGAGATTATATCGGGGATTCTGGGATTCCTGATTGGGGTTCTTATTTTGTCCTTGGTGGGCAAGTGGCTCTGGAACAATGTCATCATTGACCTCTTTACGATTGCCAAGCCTGTACGGAGCATTTGGCAGATCCTGGGTCTAATGATTTTCTTGGCCCTCATCAGATAAAATGATGGGATTATTGTTATTTTTAGTGGTCTTGCTGATTGTCACAATTGGCATTATTATTTATATGAGCGTTCCAAATGCCCCTTCTACTCCTGCGACAGTCCCCGCCTGCCCCAACTGTATGGATACAGGCTGCGATAGTTGTGAAACAAAGCCTACCAAGAAGCACAAGAACCATGGACGTAAACGCAGGTGTTATGTTTGTCAACAGGACCCCTGTCAGTGCCCGGATACTGGATCAGACTCACAGCCGTCTGACTACAGTGCGTCTTGTTCTACGGGACGATGCTAGTTTGCGTGAGTTCCGTCGTTTTTTAAGATTGTGTTTTTTGACAGTCCGACGAGTTCGTTTGGAACGCCGGCCTCCTGTAGTAGATGTTGCGTTAGCAGTTTTTACCACAGCATTTGGACTGGAAGAGGAACTTGATGAAGCAGATTCTGTACTTGTGGTGCCACTAGCAGAAGAACTTGATTTTACAGGAGCCGCATATAATACAGTTGTTAATTCACCTAATCCTGCATCATTAACACGAGCAACGCGTTCTATCTTATTAAAATAGCGTTTGTCGTCTTCAAGGGCTGGATCATGGGTTAATAATAGCATTTGTACTGGACGAGGGCTATTATCTTCAGCCGATGGTCGGAATGCATGACTCATCGCTGTATCCACAAAGGCCAGTTTCGGAGCACCATCTTCATGCCGACAATCCACAACAACACATCCGACAGGATGCTCTCCTTCTTTTGATACTCTTCCATCACACCCTGTATATCTGTCATTGTCTGACCTAATTAGCTCTAACGATCTATATTTTGAATTAGTCGGACAATGACCCACGATTGTTAAAAGAAAATCAGATAATTTATCTTTCATTTCCGATGGTTTTTCCGCAATTTTATCACAAAATCCTCCCTCCCTATTATAAATTCGTGTATTTAAAAATTCATTTATTAAAGGGTGAGAGTTAACTAAATTACTTTTATTACTGTCAATATCATTCTGAATATTAACCAACGAAGATAAAAGATTAAAGCCATATCCTCTACTCCCAGGCCCAGCTCCTTCACGATGAAATCCGCCATGAACACATACTACTTCAATTTTTGATGTAATAAACGACAGTATATAGTAAGGACTTGTATTTAAAAAGGGTATTAGAGCTTCCGATCGTATTTTCTCGCTAGCATTAAAAAAGCGTTTTGCCTCATTCGTCACAAAGCCCTTTTTATAATAATCAGAGGATCTTCCAAGAGCAGGATATATAATCGAATCATACTCGTGATTTCCAATTGTAAATAATACTTCGGACCCTTCCCGATTTGCTTTTCTGCGTAAATTATACAGAAGTGCGAATAACAGAAATTCAAACGACCCTCTTTTATCACGTACAGAATTTGATATTGTGCCCTCCTCATCAAATATTCTTCGGCCATCCACTAAATCGCCTATAATGACCAGGATTGTACGAGGTCCTCCCGTCCATTCAGAATCGGCAATAAGTGCTGGGTCGTAGATATCTTCTTCATATGCAAGAATGGGAGTTCCTATGACCCCATTATTTTGAAGCATTTGAACAAACTTTCGGAGGTCCGAATGAATATCACTTGTGAAAAAGGCACGATCATACTCATTCGCATTAATGACATGATTAGATCTACCCGGAAATCCTTGGGCCAATTTTTCATGAATGGCAGCACCTCCCTCTGGATTATAATGGCCATCGGGTGTATAAATATTTGCTATATCCTCCTTTGTAATATCATACGCTGGATTTGGATCTGAAGATTTAATTGGAGAAGCACTACTGCTACTACTCATCTATCTATAGTTAATACTATAGATATTCATTAGACCTAAAGTTATTTATAACAATAGAATAGGACATGGAAATCATACTCTATAAAAAAGATACAACGGATGATTCACATGAATCTATGTACTGGAACGGTATCTACACAGGAAT